GTGGTGCCCCTTTTTGCACTATTGTCAGCCCCAAAGCAAATAGGGCGATAACAACCATGGCTAACTTTCCAGAATCATATAATGATATAACCATATAATCATTGCATCATATAACGCCATAATCCTTATATCATTATGCCCTATAATCCTGTAATCATATATCCCTATAATTTCATAACCGCGTAACCATATAATCATTATGCAAAGTTCACTACGGCTAATTAGTAACGGATTCCGCCTTTGTCTGTCTTTGCGTGTATAATGTGAACCACGGGGCGGCGATGTAGACTCTCCCACCGCTCGCCCCGGTGCGATTATGAAGAATGAAGGAGTGTGGTAACCGTGCACACCGTAATCATTGAAGATCCTGAAATCGGGCCGTTTATTGATCTCTACTACATGGACGCTTGCCAGCTTGCAATCGTTCTCTGTGGCCTACTAGAGAAGACCGCGTATGTGGTTGACTGCGAAGCAACAACTGTTTACACCATCACACCGAAGGAATTCAAGGAGGCTGTGAAATGAAGTTGCGCGAATTCGTGGAGGTGATGAACACTAATACTAAATTGATCGTTGTAGTGCGCAATTTCCCTGTATACAGTCTTGAACATATATTTGATGGCTTTGAAACAACTATTTCCGAGTGTGCGAACCCCGAAATGCTCAATCTTCTTCGCACTCACGGCGATATGTATGTGCAGAACATAAGTGCTCGAAATGACCGTAACGGGCTAGCTGAGTTGTTAGTTTTGGTAGGTGATGAAGAGCACTACCACGTTTTGTAAATCGCTTTGAAGGCTGCAGCGCACCGAGATAGCGACTATTACGATCTGCTCATCACCCTTGCCAACAACTAATAAAGCCCCTCAATCGAGGGGCTTTGTTAATTATCTCATCACTGCCAGCGCGGATATCGCTGTAATGAGAACAAACAGCACATGTCACGCCCTCTTAGCGTAAACGTGCTTGCCGTCCACGCTCTGCACGGCAATGTAGCGCCGTTTGCCGCTCGCGCCGATGTAGGTGCCCCAGTACCACCCATTGGCCTTTGTCACCGTGGAATCCAACCAAACCTTTTCGCCTCGGTTGTAGTGGGCCACTACGGACGCGCTCAGACTGGGCTTGCTGCGCACGTTGAGCCCATCCACCAGAATTTTGAACTGCCCGCCCAGCTTTGGCGCTGACGGGGCGACGGGCTTAGGTGCGGGCGATACTGTGCCGCCAGGGTTGGCGTATTTCGCCCACGCCTCGCGCGTCATATAAGCCTTGTCGAGGTCGAGCGCCCCGCCCCAGCCGTCCAGATAGCCGTTTGCGGTGTACTGGCGAATGGCGCACGTATAGGCCCCCTCATTCCAGGGAACGGCCTGAAACCCCGTCGCATTGTCGTTGGCGTACTGGGCAACCCAGGCCCCGGCATTGTGCTTTTTCGCCAAATCCCAGGGAAATACAGCCTTGCTCGCATAGATGAGCGCAGGAACGCCCGTGAGCCCGTTAATCTGGGTCATGAGCTGGTCGAGGTAGTTGAGATTTCCCCAAGCCGAATTCTGAATCTCCTCCCAGTCGATGCAGATAACAACCTGGCCTAAATAGGGCTTGATGTTGTCATAGAACCACTGGGCCTCATCCTTCGCCCCGATGCCGGAAACGTAGTGGTACACGCCCACTAGCTTACCCAGGTCGAGGGCCTGGGTGATCTGGGCTTTGAACGCCGGGTTAAGGTAGGTGCGCCCCTGCGTGGCCTTGATGATGACGAAATCAACCCCGTTCAGCTTCCCCAGGTCGATACCCTTTTGATAGCCCGAAATGTCGATGCCGTTAAGCCCCATGGTGCGCCTCCTCGCCATCATCGGCCAAATTGTCCTTGCCGTCGACGGCAAATTGGAAAAGTTTCATGAAACGCGAGTCTTTGAGTTGGGGCGACAATTCCCCGATGTTCTCGCAAATTGAAATGATCTCGGTAAAGGTAATATAGAGGCAGATGAACACGAGAATGGGGATGTGAATACCCAAATCGAAGAATTGCTGGCAGATGTGCAGCAGAACACCCAGCACCATTGCCAAAATCAATCCTACTTTATGTTGCACCCCCTCGTGGGACTTGGCCGACGAAAGCCCCGTTTTGAGGAATCCCACGGCAACGCCCGTGAGCACGTCGAAGAGAATAAAGACGCATGTGAACACTAGCGCCCAAATCTCTACCATAGTGAGCAGATACATATAAACTCCTAACGTAGATTCAAATAGTCGAGCAGATCGAAAAAGGCCGACTGCATGGCCGCATTGGTAAAATAGACACCTCCCATCATGTACAGTCGTTTAAGACCCTTGAGCAATGGCGACGCGCGATCAACCATCATCATGTCAGGTGACTGATCGTGCTTTGTCACAACATATGCCGCTTTGTCTGGCGGGATACGGTCGCAAACATAATAACGGTTGTCGGCGGCATCGTACCACACGGCCATTTTCTGGCCGTCGAATATTATACTGTACTGGTACACGGCGCGGGGCGATTTCGGTGCTATGAACTCGCTCTCATCGTTGGTGAAGCGGTTGGCCACGGCGTAATCGAAATACTCTGTGTTGGCGATCATGCGCCCGAATTTCGTTTGCGTGACGCGCTCCACGTAGGCCTCTGACTCTATCATTTCGCACACATGATAACCCTCCATCATCGAGCAAAAGCGTTGGCCCTTGCGCGGTTTGATGCCGAAATAGACAAAATAGGGGTTGACAATCGAAATGGCGTTGGCGAGGAACAGCACCCGCACACGGTCGGTGAATCTGTCCACCGTGTTGTAAAATTCCAGAAATATACGTACCTCATTGCTGATATAGCGAATGAAACCTTTGTCAATGATAAACTCATCGAACACAATGTAATCAACATCCGGGTAGGGCACCGATTTTTTGCCCACAGTTGTAGAAAGTGCCACCAGAAAGCAGAAGAGCCGCCAGGGGTGCTTGGTCTCGTTGCCGTCCTCGTCCACTTCGGTGTTCTTCCGAATGTAGGCCCTCATGCCCTCCACCTTGATTTCGTGGTTCGGAAACTCCTCTTTCACGTCCTGGAAAAGCTCCTGCTTGTCGGCGAACTCGGTTTCGTAACGTCGCATATAGATAAACTGCTTCCCAGTTTTAAGAAAATGCTTCGTGCGTTTCAGCTTCGCGTCATAGGTTTTTCCCACACCGCGCCCCCCAATGGCGTAATTCCACATACCGCCCCGGGTGAGCAGGTCATGGCTAGACCAATGCACGTTATCCGTTGCGAGCGTCACGGCCATTAGAGGTACCTCCGAAGCTGCCATTCCGATTGGCGGGCGCAATACTCCGTCGCGCTGTAGTTGTTCCAATGGGGCCCGGGCGCCGACCCGTGTCCCATAAGCCTGTTACCGCCCATGTACATTTCCACATGCTGAACCCCGTTGGTGTGCGTCACCTGGAGCAGATCCGCAGGTTGGGCCGACGATACGGGAAAAGCATCGCCGGGCCCTCCCTTGGCGATCATTCGGCCCTTGGTGCGCTGCTCGCCCGTCCAGGTGCCCACGTCCTTACCTGTGATGAGCTGATAGGCCCGCCAAACCACCGATGAGCAATCCCCATAACCGGATTTATCCGGGTGCAGTCGGTCGCCAGACTGCGAATAACTGAATTGGTTTTCCCATGATTCCATGAGGGCCACGATCTGCGCGGCGGCGGTGCTGCCCGTGCCTGTGCCCGAGTCGGAATAATCCGAATCGGTGCCAACGTTGGTCGGGTTGTTTGATGGTACCCATCTTTGAGCCCCGGCGGCGAAAAAGGGCACTCCGTTCTCAAACCCCGACCCTTCCGCGCCGTAGAGCAAAAGAGTATCTCCGCTTTGGATGATGTAGGACAACTGCAATGGCTTGGCCTGGATGGTCGGCGAATCGCCGCCTTCAGTCACCTGCCCCACCTGACCGTAATCAGGCGGGGCACTGGTGCCGTCCCACGCATCTAAAAGCGCCTTTACGCGGTTGTAACGGGTGGCATAGTTGCCCAGCACCCTGTCGTTGAGGGCGGTTGTGTGGCACGTCGCCAACGATGCCGTGCCCGCGCCTATGGAGCGGCACACGCGCCCGCAGGCGGCGGGGCTCTGGTGGTACATGTTGAGCACGTAAACGGCAACTTTGGGGTTGTCCAGGCTCGCACCGTACTGAGCAATGACGTAATCGAGCTGTGTTTGCTGTTGCTCGTTTATCTGCTGCTCCTGCAAGGCGTGGTTCTGCGCGGAATCCTTGGCGACGGCCTTCCAAGAATTGCCCTCGGCCTGTGTCCAGTGGTACCCCTCCCACCACGACGAGGAAGCGGGGTGAGCCTCCACGTTTGCGCGGAGGCTCGCCGACAGTTGCGCGTAATCGTCGGGGGTCTGGTCTTTCATTCGATGCAAATGGTCGCCTGCCTCGGGCCCCCAGTACTGCCACATCCCCAACGTGATGGCATCCACCCAGTAAACTGAATTCCACGTGAAATCAGACTCCACGGCGGCAATGCAGTACTTGCTGTACTCGATTATTTGTGCAGGGGTGGCCATACCTACACACCTGGTTGCTCGGGTGCTACACCCCACTCGCCCGCGCCAAGGTAAACAGGGCACTGGAAAAGCATACCAACGCTGTTTTCGGGCAAAGTAATTTCACCGGGTACATTGTTCGTCATCACATAAATATAACCATCGGTGCCGATTGAGAACGGAAGAGTGGCGACGTTTGTGGCCGAGAAGACTCCTCCTCGCCAATAAATGCCCGTGTTGTTAATATAACGCCCCTTTTCAAGTCTCAGCCCAGTGTCGTAATCAAGCTTGATTCCGTAGTACTGTTCTCCATCGATAACCACTCCGGGTACAGCTTGTTTCGTGGCTGTCCATTCGGTTTGCGCTATCATCATGCCGTAGAATTTCAGTATGTTCTTGTGTTTGTTAACTGCGACGTAAAAGTAATTATAACGATCTTGCCACGGCGGCTTGACAGCATCGGACACATCGAAATCGTATGTCTCTCCCAGCTGCCGCTCCAATGCGGTAATGCTCTGCGTATTGCTCATAACACCCTGAAAACTCTGGTCAATTTGCTCGTGCAAGTCCTGGGCGCTCTGGTCATCGGTCACGCCGAGGTCGGCAAAGTAATTAACGTGGGCCTCGACCAACGGAGTGTTCTTGTCCACCTCGGTTTTAAGCGATGCCACGGAACTGTCCAGGCTGGCAATGCTCGCAGAATTGGCGGCGATTGCAGACGTATTGTCAGCCACGGAACTGTCCAGGCTGGCAATGCTCGCAGAATTGGCGGCGATTGCAGACGTATTGTCAGAAACCTCCTTGTTGGTGGCCGTCAAATTAATGTTGAGCGTCCCAATGCTGTTCTGCAATTCGGCCCGCGCCTCCAAAGCCGCCTGCAAGGCCGTATCGATCTTTTGCATGGCGGCGGCGTACTGGTCGGCAAGGTCGGGTTTGTCCGTGCCCTCGTACAAATCCAGGTCGAAATTCGGCGTGAAAGTTGTCATGTCTAAGCCTCCTGTCTGATTCCGGCTGGCTCTGCCCAGCCCTCTTTAAGCTCCATGCTCCACGTCGCCAGCCCTCGCACATTGAGGCTTTGCGCCGCGAGGTCTGCCACGGTGGGCGCGACGGTGGACGCTGCCAGCTCGGCAACGGTGATGGCGTGGACACTCGTCCACGTGTACAGATTGCGCATAGCGGTAACGCTGTCGGTAAATTTGCCCTGGGTAACATCCCAGATGGCCGCGCTTTTCTGCATTTCGCCGATGAGCTGCACAATCTTGTCATACAGTTTCGCATCTGCATCATCGGCATATTTTTTCAGTGCCGTTGTCTGCTGCTCCTGGTCGGCCTCGAAAGCGTCCGCGAGGTCGTCAAGATCGGTTTTCGTGGCCCAGGTGCCCTGCTCGTCGTGCAGCGTGTTGACGGCACCCATAATGTATGCGATTTGCTGCACGATTGAAACGCTTTGATCGTAGACCAACGGCCACGACACCTGATTGGGGCCGTAGGGGGTCATAATGCCGTCGTACCCGAACAGTCCTGTGTAACATCCCATTTTACACCTCCTAATACAATCCCATGCCAGTATTCCACACCTGCATAAACAGGGGTTCCAACGCATATATTACCATCATGTCCACGTTTATAATAGCGTCCCGCATCTGCATAATCGCGTTTGCGGCAGTAATGCCCTGCAATCCGGCAACGTGGTTGACGTAGTTCTCGGTATCCGTCGCGTTCATCTTCGCCAACTCGTTAACGTCTGTCTGGCCGCTGTCTCCGCTGCTGGCGCTGCTCTGCGTGGTGCCGTTGGTATCGGCGTTGCTGGACACGTCCACCAGACTTGATGCGTAATCCTCATTGCCCGCGAGCTGCATCTGCGGGGTCATGCTGTTGACGGTGCGCCCCGTGCTGGCCGTGTTTGAACCGCTGGACGATTGCGCCGACTCGCTGCGGTTGGTGGCATAGGTGTCCGTTCGATCGGTGGTGCGATCTTCGGCCCTCGCAATGTCGCGATTGCCCGTCGTGGTGACATCCACGTTCGCCAGCGGATTGTAATCCAAAAGCGTACTTTTGTACAACTCGTTGTAATACGGCATGATCTCGTTCATGGTACGATTGAGCAACATCTTGAAAAGCCGGGGCGTTTCCTGGCCGATTTCGCGAAACCAAAAATGCTCGATGATCTTGTTGTTGAGCTGTTCCCGGTAATCGTCATCGAAAATCGGATACGAATTCATGCCCAGGTCGAAACCGTTTTCTAGCAAACAACCCAGCTCCACCGTGAAGGTCGCGCCCACATGGTAGTTAATCGGGTAGCCCGTCATCGTCGCTCACCTCTTCCAATGTGTTTAGCGCCTCCCAGTTCTCAGATGACCAGTCGCCATTGAAATCGGCCCACAACGTCACGGCAGGGCGGTTGCCGTCGGTGGTGCCGTACATGCGATTGACGGCCTTGCACCCCTCGCGGATGGTGTCGAAGCGCACCAGGCGGAACATTTCAATCTCGCCGTTGTTGCTGCCCACCTCCGCAGACTGCACACGCGCCATTTTGTCAACGGGCGAGTTGTCAACGCCGATTAGCGTGAGAAACTCGTGCAGGCATGTTTTCTTGTCATCGTTGAGCTTATCTACAATGTAGGCGGCCTCATTGGTGATGTAATGGGCCTGCAACAGCGAAGTTAGCCCCGGGGTGCCCAACACGACGGGCTTGCCCTGGTAAACCTGCATGAGCGCGTTTTCGACGCTGAGCTTTTGCAGCTCGTCGCACTCGATGATGGCGGGCGTTTTGTGCTGGGCCAGGTTGACATCTATAGTGCGGTCGTAGTTTGCCAGCCGCCGCGCGTATAGGTCGATGATCGGCAGGATGCCGACGCGCCTGTAATTGAGCCAAATCGGTACGCACTCGGCAGCACTCAGCCGCTTATGGTAATTGCCAGCCCCGTAGGCGGTGAAGGCGGTTGGGTTGTTGTACATGTCAATGGTGCCGCTGGGAACAGCACGCAGACAGAAATATTTGTCGTAATCACTGTCCCAATAGAACACCACCACACCGGAACCGAACAGCGCCATGTTCACAAAGCGCCGATCAATTTCCGAGGGCATCCCCTCCCAGGTGATCGTGGCCGCTGCCAGCTGATAGAGGTTGTCATACCACAACATATAGTACTCGTCATTGCGCGATTGCGCCTGATGCTGGTTGTTGATTGTCGCCACACCGTCGCGTATGGAGACAACGGCCTTGGGCTTGTTCTTACCCATTAATAACTCACCCCGCTTACCGCCGTGTTAACGGCGTAATCGATTCTGCCGATCTCATCCGGATTGCTCCACACTGTGCAACCGCTTTCGAAAATGCCGCGCAATGCCTGACGGAACGCCTCGGGAAGATTGCCATAGATAACAGCGTCCTGCAACTGCCAGTAGGTGAAATGGTTCATACATTTCAGGTCGGCGGGGGGCACCAGAAAACGGTTTACATAATACCCATAGCGCATGAAGTAATCACCGATTTGGTGCAGGTACTGGGTTTTGATTCGCTTCCATTTGAAAAGGAAGCCCACATAGCCGTTTGCCCAATTGTACATGGAGCCGCCGAGTTGGCCGCTCACGCTAGGCTGAGTCAGCGCCGCATCGCGCACCGTCGCGTTGATGCCCTGAATCGCCTGTTGGTAGTCGCCGTTGGCGGCGAAATTGGCATAGCTGTAATTGGTGTCGGCGGTATAGGCCTGGTAACCCAGGTTGCTGCGCAAAGTCTGATTCTGCGCGCTCATCTGATTGGCGGCGCTTCGGGTCATCCAATCCGCCTGGAAACTCATGTCGGCATAGCCCAGGGCGGCGTTTGCGGCCCCCGACAGGGCCCCGCCGACATTGCCGGACGCGAGCGCACCGATTCCCCCGGCCACCGAGCCTCCTATGTTCTTAATACCGTTCCACGTGTTTTGCTCCAACCCGATGCCCGTTTGCCGCATGGTCAACTGGTTTGCAATGTCCTGATTGCGCTGGGCCGTGTCCATGCCCGCCTGGGCGACGTTGTAGGCATTGTTGGCTGCGGTCAAGCTCTTTTGCTGTGCCCACGACGCATTCGAGAACTGAAACGCCCGGGTATTGGCCGTGCTCGCCAGGTAGTTTTGGTACATGTTGTTGACAATTGAGAGCTGGGGAAAATTGCTGATCTGACACGCGAAATCCATCCCCTCGCCGTCATCAAAATTGGCGTTGACAGTGCGGCCCGCGCCGTTGTAGACGCTCACCGCCAACGCATCGTCGCCAGCACCTGCATTGTAACGAGTGGGCCAGCACGCGATTTTGGTTTCAGGCGGGCAGACGCAATAGGTGTAACGCCAGTTGACAGAATTCCCGTCGGCGGCAACCGTGAAGCACTCGGGTTTGCAGATGAGGGGTGCGCCCTGCAGACTGGTGACCTCCATTATGCAATAGGGGGAGGTGTAGAGCTTTAACAGATCGTAATAACGCTCGGGAATTGCGAACTTTTGCCAAATGTCCGTAATGGTGCGAATGGTGAAGCTCTTTGCATTGGACGCAAGAGGGTACAACCTGCACCCCGCCGCACTCGAATCGTTGGCGAGGTACACAGGGGTGCCGGACGTGTCAACGCTGACCATTTCGGAGGGTAGAATGGTGATCTGCATAATGCCCTGCGACACCCACGGGGCTTGCGCCAAACGCCACATGACCGTTTCGAGAAAATCCGAGAACTTAACCACGTAACAGGCGGCGCCGCCCACCACGCCGTTGATCTTCGAGCCCTGGGCCGTTTGGAGTTTCGGGGTCTGCACATTGCCCCAGTCCTCATCTAGACGCGTGTTGGACATAATGAAAACCCATGGTTCGGCATCGCTGGGGGTCATCGGCACAAATTCCTGATGCACTACCTCGTATTCGTCGCCGTACTCCAAACCCTCGGGCTCGGTAAGGTAGTCGGCAAGGTTGCGAATTGTGGCGTTGCTGTTCGCCATGGCAATATGTCCGCGCGTGACATATGAACGCCCGAATGTCAAGCGCTCATAGTACGTCTGCCATACATCCAACTGCACATTTAGCAAGGTGCAGTTGGGGGCCAGGTATTGAACATCTGTGACAAAATAGTAAAACGTGTCCGGCTGGCGCGTCGGTGTGGATGAGCGGGACGGCACGGGCTGCTGCGGATTGCGTGCAACTAAATAGTTAAATTGATTGCACTGGGAAAAGGGAAGGGGAACCCGCACGGGCTCCCCGTATCTCAGATAAACCAGGCCCGTGAGCCGGGCTCCCGTTCCCTTCGCAGCCTGGGTCGTGAACCATTGTTTTTTCGCGTCGGAATCTTCGAACCGCACCAAATCGCGGTAGGACGAATCCCACGGAACCTGCATGAGCTCAATGACCGTGTTCGGTGTCCAGACGGAATAATCGAACTCGTCAAGGATTGTCGGCTGCTGATTCGCCATTGTCTACTCCGTTGCCTCGTCGTTAACGTTCGACTCGGTGGGAGCTGCACCGATGGCCGCTTCGAACTCGCCCGACACGGCAGCTTCGCCCTGGACGTTGGTGTAGGGTGTGGTGGCCGTAACAGTCAACGTGGCGTTGGCCTCGTCCTCGGCGACATGCAGCCACCCGTCGGAGTCGACATAGGTGTGCTGAGCCGTAGGTACGGCGCTCTTGGTAATCGACCACATGACGGCCTGGGGAATCTCCGCACCCTCAGGGGCAGTGGTGCCCTCCACCGTGGCCGTGAGCTTCGTAGCCGTGCCCTTCGGCGCGAACGTCGGGACAACCCCATTCACAGCGGCAAACGCCGGGGTGACGGTGGTGATGGTGTAGGTCGGCTGAGCCGGGTTCACCGTTCCCGTCTCGGTGGTGAACATGATGGCGTTCACGAACTTAGACAGCGAGTAAATCCCGTCATGGTGCCAGAAGTAATTCCACTGACGGCCCTTCGGGTTCTCAATGCCCTTGAAGGCCATATAAGTGTCGTAGCACATCACATGACGCTCATCGGCCATGATGGCCTGGCACCCGGGAATACCGAAATCGTCAATCTCGATAATGTTCACGTTAATAGCGGAATTATCCTTAAACGCAAAGGGCAGCACGTAAACGCGCAACACGGAGGCCAGGCGCGGGGTGGCAAACACCACAATGTCGTAACCCTTGGAGGACGTGGGCCAGCCCAGGCCGTTGAATTCGGTGCGCATGAAGTTGAAGAGACTCTTGTACTCGTCAATCACCTGTGCAATGGCCTTGGCCTGACCTTCCACTTGCTGACCGTTGAGCACATCGGTAACAGCGGGCACCTGCACCTTATAGTAGCCGTAAGCCTGTTCGTACTCTTTGAAGAGATTTTTAATAATGAGGTACTCGTCGTACTCATCAGAGGTGTAAGGGGTGCTCATGACCTCCGTCAAATACTCCTGCAGACCATCGTTGCGCAAGAAGGCACGGCGCAAAATCGGCTCGTTGATAGTGAGCGGGTAGAAATCCTGGCGATTGATCTCGTGGAAGGCGGTCGCCGTCTCGGGAGGGTTGCACGCGAAAACATCCTCATAGCATTTATTGGGGTCGTAGCGCTGTGCCTGAATAAGATTGGTGCGCGCCTCTTCGATGGTCTCGCCATTCTCCATCATGCCCTTTTTGAGGTATTTGAGTCCATTCGTCCAGGTGTTCGTCTGCATGACCATGAGGCCGATACGGTTGACCAGAGCCCCCACGGACTCGTTCCAAAGAATGGGGTACGTGTCCAGCGCCTTGAGCGTCGCCGAAATCTCGGCCTGATCGGCCTGGGGAATACGGCGCTGATAGTCGCTTGAAGCATCGTTCCAGATTGCCGAGAGAATAGATACGTTGTCGGCTTTCAGCACACGGGTTGTCTTAGTTGCCATAATTAACCCTCCTTTACCGGGTTGCCGTTTTCGTCGGCATCAACGAACAGGTTATCAATGTGAGTAACCTCGCCATCATCGTCTACGGACTCAATCACGGTACCGTCGCCCTGATTTTCGCCGTCGCTCGGAATCTGCATAAGCAGATCGTAATTGCGGGCCTTGAGATTCTTAACATCGGCCAGCGCCGTATCGCGCTCGCCCGTGATCTGCTCGATTTTCGCGTCGCGCACCGAGATATCATCATCGTAGCGCCCGGCCTTCCCGAATACGTCCGTTAGAAACGTCTCGGCGGTGGAGTACTCACCATCGTCCAAACGGTTCCGGAGCCATTCGAGCAGATTCTTCAGCTCTTCATCCATGTTTCTTGCTCCTTTGCGCAAAAGCCCCCACCGCAGGTAACCGCAGTGGGGGCAATGTTCAACAGTGGCAGCTACCCTAGGCGACAGGTGCTTGGCGGGCTGGCCGCTAACCCCTGTTTCACCAGTGCCACGGGCCAGCGGTTTATACTGCTACGCTCTAGGATTGTCACCGTTGGCGGCATTATAACCGTTGGAGAAATTAAAGTCAATGCTGGCGAACTCGTAGGCCACATCGAGCGCCCGCAGGCCACCGTTAGCCGTTTTCATGGCCTCGGTCAACTCCCAAAGATTGTGTACCGAAGTGCGTATAATCTCTGACACGCTTTTTTCGGTCAGTTCAGACAGCTGATTGAGGTAATCCAATTCCTCGGCGCTGAATGTACATCCACGTTCTTTCTTTCTGACCATAGTTTACTCCTAACTAATCGTAAAATCTGTCTTCTCAAGCACGATGCCGCCTCTAACATGTTTAGGCCGCAGCTTGCCGTAAAGTGACAAGCCGCGCTTGAAATTGTCAAAGGTAATCGCCCCCCGCAACGCCTCGGGGCATCCGCAACATTTGATGTCGTTGTAGGGCTCTACCTCCACCATTTTATATTCATCATCGACCATTTTGCCGACGTGCGTGACCCGCTCCATGTAGGTTTTCGACCGTAGATATTTTGCCTTTTCAAAATCGCTTTCATGCTTCCACGCCCCGAGATGCGTAGGGTGCACGTCATCGAGGGCCAAAGGCTCAGTGCCCAGGCAATGAATACTGTCAGTGTCGGCGTACAGAAAGCGAGGATATATCGCCTGGCAGTTGGTTATAATGTCACGCCGCGCATAAGCGGTGATGAACGCACCCATGGGTGTGTACACGGGCGAGCGAGTATCTTCATCGCCCAGGTAATAGCCCGTTGCGCCGTCATCTTTGATATAAGGTATCTTGGGCGTAACGTCGGGGTTGGTGGCAAACTTGCCGTATAGCGCATTAAGCATCAGCTTGGCACGCAACCGCTGGCCCCCCTCGGTGGTCTCTTTAATACGCATCCAGTGGTCAATGTACTCGCAGAACATCCCGCGCATGGCCCGGAATTTGTAACCGCCGCTGAATTGCAGCACGTCGACATGGTAATGCTCGTACATTAACTCAAGGTCGATGTTCGTCAGTGCCAAATCTACATAGCCGTCGGTTTCGGTAATGTACTCGGTTTCGCGGTAAAACGGGTTGCCCTTGACCTGCAATGTGGGGAGATGGTTTGACTTGAGTTTCAGCGAGCAGGTCAAATACTGGATAAATAAGGGGTGGTGCGCATCGTCGGGATACTCGCCGCGAAAGTATACGGGCATACCGACGGGCAACGCCTTTGAGTACATCACCGACGGATACATACTGTTTTTGTCATACACACTGCCAGCGCCCACACACCTGTCGGGATGCTCCTCGTCGGCAGCGTAGCGGGGATTGGCATACGTCCACCCGCCTTTATATGCCTTGCGAATAGCGGCGTCCATTTCAACGGGCATTTCAGGATACAGCTTGCGCCAGTTGTATTTGCCTAAAATATCCTGGTAATTCGCCAGCGCGTCGGCCCCAGTCGTAAGGCGCGTGAGCCCTTTCTGAAAATCCTGATACAGGGCCATGGCCATAATTTTAACATCGTTGGTTATATAGGCCTTTTCCTCATCGGTCAGCACGTGACCAGGTGCGCGGTATGCCTCGTAATCGATGCTCAGTTTATCAATAGGCAGGTTAAACGCCTTGGCTACTGCCTCAACGCTCATAGTGAGCTTTTTCAAACTGTCTTTGATCTTCACACTGTTGGAGCGCTTTTTACCTTTTCGTTCAAAGCATAATTCAAGCTGATAGAACTTCCCCATTTTCGAGATGAGCGAACGGATTTGCTTCGAACCGTCGAATTTTTCCACATGATGCCAACCACTTGTTAATAAGTGGTTCAGAATGAATTCGCCATCGAACGCCAGATTATGAAACCAAAAATCAGACCCGGGATTAGTGGCGCAGAAAGCTAGAAAACCCTCGATACTGTTGCCCATGGTGACTGTGTTGGCAGCGTCAATGGTGCACACGGCCCAGGCCCAAACCCGGCAATCGTCCGGGTCTGTGGTGGTCTCGAAATCGGCGGTGTAGTCCATATTACAACCACGCTTCGTAATTCTTATACCAATCGGCGGGGGCACCCTGGGGGCGTATCGCGTACGATTTCAAACGCTGCTCAATCTCGGCGCGAGTGCCGCCCTGATTGACCAACTTTCGGCGCTGCTCCAACTCAGCGGAGCGGTTAAACGCTGATTTCTCTTCAATGGCCTTGACTTTTTCAAGGTAGTTGGCGACTTTCTCAGCCGCTTTAACGTCCTTTTTTGCGGACGACGTGCGAAGAGCTCCGGTGATTAGGTCGATTAGATTCTGTTCGGTGTCGTCCACACCCTCGCCCCCGCCGATCAGTTTATAGTAATCGTAGACACGTTCAAAAAAGTCCGTACGGTTGTAAACGTCTTCCAACTGCGACAAACTGAGCTGCCCTATAATGCCCAAAACAGTAGGGGAGTTGATGGAGCGAGCAGCGGCTTTCATGTTGTCGCGCAATGCCTCGGCACGGTGTCGGGCTGCTTCAGGGCAGATCTCGCGTTTCATACGCTCCGTAGTGCGCCTAAGTGATGTTATGTCACCGAAAGATGAGACGGGCGGGGCGAATGCAACAGGGTTGCCGAAACGCGATGACTTGCTGAGATTAGTCGCCGCAGCCTGGGCTTGGGTCATGTCGGAACCGCCGAGAGGCACATACGGGCGGTTGCTGTACTTTCGCCAATAGGCATCATGGACACGCTGCCACTTTTTGGACACCCTTTCATATTCCTTTGCCGCTTTCTCAAAGGGCGTGAGTTTCCGGGCCATCTAACCACCTCCATAAACAAAGAGGGCCGCAATTCGCGGCCCTCGGCGGCAACGCTCACATATTGTAACGCTTAGAAATCGAGCTGAGTGAACTTGAAACCGTTCTTGCCCTGCTGCTTGGTCGGGACAACCTCAATGGGAGGGTTCCAAGGTGCGGGGAAGTTCTTCATTGCAGTGCACAGATTGCGCATGGAGGTTTCAACGCCCGTGGAAATGGTGCCGAAGTTGCCTTCATCGCACATGAGAACAATTCGGGTGCAATTGCGAATCTCGCCCGTGCGCTGATCGGCTACCGTGACGGGCTGAAGAACATAATCGTGCAAGTGAAGAGTTTTGCCGATCATGGCTTCAAGTTCGTCCGCATTGGTGAGGGCACGGGCCAACTCCAAAGCGTCCTCGCGGGTTTCGGTGGGCATAGAGCAAAAATAGCCCTGTGCGTTGTTGGATGCGGTGATGGTCTGCGGAGCTGCAGGGGCCAACTCGGTGGAATACTCTTCGATGATCGCTTCTGCCATGATGATCTCTCTTTCTACGCTTCCAGCGTGTCGATGATTTCCGCTTGTGCCATAAACGTGTCAAGCGGCATTTCGTAAGTTTGCTTGACCTTCGTAAAAGTGTCAAGCATAAAATTTGGGTGATCCTTGCGCACTGCGGCGGTTACGCGAACAGCGCTTGCGTAGTCACCCAGAGCGGTGTAGGAAACCGGAACAGCCACACCGTCCACAATGTCGAAACCGTGCGCGACGGTTGTGGTAATGTTCTTCTTGATAGTGCGCATGAACGCAACTCCTTTCGGCGGTGGTCTGGGCTGCATGGTGCGATGTTAGCGACTCATTGGCGTTGCGAGGTATTTAATGAGCGCGACAACACCCAAGACCACTAACAACATAATCATGATGCCCATAAAGATAGACACACCCACCACAACCTGGGGATTGGCAACAATCCATTCAATCATTCTTCTCACATCCTTTCTAAAGCAAATTGGATGCCTTGATATGACGTATTTCGCATTCATGCATCGCGATAATAACAGCGTCCGCCAAACTAAGCCGCTTCTTTGCCTTCAAAGTTAAAGCAGTTATTTGTTCACCATCATCCATCTGCGTTTCAACATCATAGCCATTGTCTGTACATTTAACGCCAATGATAATGTTACATTCTGTTTGTTCGATCGACGGTATTCCTAACTTACTCATTTTCTGTTCTCCTTCCTTAGGGTCTGATCTTCTCTGTTCTGTTTTCAAGGTGCCGGGGGCGAGCGGTGGGAGAGTTCACATCGCCGCCCCGTGGTTCACATTATACACGCAAAGACAGACAAAGGCGGAATCCGTTACTAATTAGCCGTAGTGAACTTTGCATAATGATTATATGGTTACGCGGTTATGAAATTATAGGGATATATGATTACAGGATTATAGGGCATAATGATATAAGGATTATGGCGTTATATGATGCAATGATTATATGGTTATATCATTATATGATTCTGGAAAGTTAGCCATGGTTGTTATCGCCCTATTTGCTTTGGGGCTGACAATAGTGCAAAAAGGGGCACCAC